CGGGATCTTCTGTTGCCGCTGGTGCTTTTGGACCAACAGCAATATCTGGGATATCTGATTCTACACCAAATATACTTTGAATGTGCCCGGAGAATTTTTCCAAGGAGGCTATAGAATTACCAATAACACCAGAAACAGGTGTATCTTTACCAAGTTCATTTAAGATATCACGAACAGATGGCAAAAGCGCAGATATTGCCAATTCGTATTCTTCAAACATTTCCTTTGATTCCTTTGGAAGATCTTTCGATTTAAAAGGATTGACGTTTGGAAAATAATGAGAAATGCTGTGTAATTGTTTGATAATCTCTCCGGCTTGATTATTTAATTCTGTGCGAACTTCTTTGCTATTTTCTGACGCATTTGTTATAAACTCTAAACGTGGCGCAACATTATCATAGACCTCTTCTATGTTTTTAAACATTTCAAGCATTTCATCCTCAATGCCCTCGGACAATGGTTTTTTCTTAACAAATTTCTTTAATCTTTGAATTAATTCTGCTATTATGTTTTGGGCAGACTGTAGTGATTTTAAAAGTTGTTTCTTGACACGGTCGGCTCCATATTTTGCTTGTCCAGATTTTTCATGAAACTCTTTCAATTCTTTTTTTGATCTCTTTATTATACGAACAAGACTGCTTAAAGCATTTTGAACGCTTGTTATGTCCTTTTTTTCTTTTGGGGTTTCTTCTTCTGTGACGGGCTCGGATAAAGCCTCCTCAGTCGAGGGTCTTTTCACAGCCAATTTTCGATCGTCTTTTTTCATTATTCTTATAAGAATCGTCATAATATCCTTGACTATCTTTCCTTGTTGAAAAAGAAATTCTTGTTCGTAAAAATTTTCAACAAATTCTTTTGCTGCTGCTTTAAGAGGTACAAAATCTTCGTCTCGCAGGTTTGTTTCGACTGTTGTTGTTTCTTCTTTGGGTGCTCCACCATCAGTGTCTCCATCGCCGGGGTCTTCAGTTCCGGGTTCTTCAGCAGCAGGTTCTTCGGTGGATCTTCTTTCTAGTTCTTCAACAGCGGCATCTAATGAATTTTTTAAATTAGCGAGGTATGTCACTCCAAGCGTAGGGATTGCAGCGTCTATTTCACTATCACTAGCATATTGTTTCCAATTATTTATAAAAAAGTTAGAAACATGATTATAATTTATTTCTCCAATCTTTTCTTCGATTGATTTATCTGATTTTATTGTCCCGTGGAGGTGCTTGCTTATCATGATTTTAAATTTACTTAAAAAGTCTTCAAAACTAGCGGCTTCTCCTTCCCCAGATTCTCGCATTATCTCTTCGGCAATTAATCGAGCAACATCTTTCGTTGAGGCAAGATTGTTTTCCACAATTTTCTTGATAAGAGGATGTTTGCTTATCTCTATGGCCATTGATTTTTTATTCATTATTTACTTTCCTCCAAGTTTTTTATCAAGAAATTTATTTGTTTGAGCAACATATCTAGATACTTCGCCTTTTGGCATTGACTCCAAGACATTTAAAATTAATTGAGCAGTGGTTTTAATCTCATTTGTGGAAACACCTTTTAATCTACTCACGTCTTTTGACAACTCTAAAAGAAACTTGCGAAATGCAGTTAATGTTTTGGTGTCCGATTCTTCTTGGGCCTCTTCTTGTTCATCAACTCTTTCAAGTTCTTCTTTGATAATTTGTTTTAATCTTTCTTCGGTTATTTTCATAATTTTCCTCATTCAGCCATTGCTGAGACGTTTACAATTTTTCCACTTTTGTTGACAACTTTACCAACATCTGCTGTATCGGTTATATTGCCAATTGTTTCGTAGGCTTGAATTATATTGGGTGCTGCCTCTATAATTTCCAGAACTTCTCCAACAGCATCAAAAGCTTCTCCTGTCGCCAGACCAATTAATATTGAAACAATTGATATCGCAATGGTCATGTTTTCATCTCTTTTAAGTTCGTTCAACACTCTTTCAAGTTTCGATGCTACATCCGGCATTTTGTCTTTTATTAAAGGTACAACCTTTAAGGCTCCATTTATTGCTGTTTCTAGAACTTTCTGTATTGTGCCTTTCTTAAGTGCTTTGTATGAATTAAAAGCTTTCTTAGCGAAATCTCCAACTTTAGATAAAATCTCATTCATTGGAGCCTTATCTTCAGACAGTACTTTTATTTCCCTAACAAATTCTTCTATAAGCTGTTCATGTAACGCAAATGCTTTATTTTCTTGCAAGACATTGTTGCGCCAATTTTCCATTATAAGCTTCATATCTCTAGACATATATAAACCTCTACCATAAATAGCAAAAAAGGAGGGATTTTTCCCTCCTTTGTAAATAGTTTATTATTTTCTAGTTTATAAATTCATCATCTGTTGTGGGTGGTGGCATAGCCATCATGTTCTTCATCAGTTCAGCCATCATAGGATCTTGTGATACATACCATCCGGTTGTTCCTATAATTGATAACTCTTCTAGTGTAAATCCAGCCTTTCCTGCTTGCTCACACAATTTCAAAAGTTGCCTCATGATTTCAGAAACTTTTCCTGTTTTATCTTTTGATGCCTTATCAACAATTGATTTTATTGTTTTTTCATTAAATATTGACATTTATACTCCTGTTTTAAATTCATTATGCCATTTGACTCTATTAATTAGATCAGAAGAAGATTGAGTTTTCCCTCCTCCGATATTCCAGAGCATTTCAATATTAAGCTCCTTGCAAACAGTCATTTCCGGTGTATTTGTTTCATAACGATCTCCACCATTCGCGAAATAATCTGGTTTGATTCTCTCTAATGCTTCGCAGACTGTATCATCTGAATCATCAACGCCAGTCGTAAAAGTAACGCCTTTTATCGATCCAGCAATGTAGCTCCTTTCTTTAAAAGACATAAAGTTATAGCCCTTTTTTCTTTCAAGCCAATCATCACTGTTTAAAATAACTACAACATCACCATATTTTGAGGCTTCTCGAATCATCCGAATATGTCCTTCATGAATAGGATCAAATCCACCAGATACAGCGATTGTTTTGTTTTTCATTGCTTTCTTCATTTTTACTCCTATAAGAAATCATTCCATTCATGAGGTATTGTAATACCTCTAAAGTGTGAAAATATACTGCCCTCTGGTACATATGGTGAGCGTATTAGGGGCATATTTGCCTCATGAGGTGTTCTATCATTTTTATCATTATTACATTTTTTACAAGCAGCTACAATATTAGTCCAACATTTATCTCCACCTCGGGATTTTGGTACAACATGGTCCATTGTTATATCTTTAAATTTAAATTTATTTCCACAATATTGACAAATATTATTATCTCTCCAAGCAACATTCTTTCTATTACAATTTAAATTTATTTTTCTAGTTGAAATATATTTTTTCAAAACTATAACTGCCGGGAATGGGTAAAGATCTTCATCTGTGTATTCTCTTACAACTTCGGCACGACCAGTATAACACATGTTGAAAGCCTTAAAGGAGTCGATTATCTCTATAGGTCTCCAAGACGCATCTAGTTTCAAAGTATGTATCCGATCAATAGCCACATAATAACTAGTTTTTGGAAAGTAGTTTGGAAGTCTGAGAATCCATCGGAAGTTTTTCTGCTACAACATCCGGCAAACTAAATGCTTCAATAAAAGATTTCAATTCATTGAAAGCTCTTTTGTAGTCTGGTTCCATGACCACCTCGGTTTTACCCCCATGGCCATGTATAGCAGTGATTTCTCCAAAAGAATCATAAACCGTGACACTTGGATGTTCTGAGAGCCATGTTACGCAAACTTTACCATTGTCGAAAATAAAACCTTGAGCAACCCTTCCGGTACCACTTATACCAGATTCATCCTCTACTCTTTTTAAATAAAAAATTTTCATAACCATAACTCTCCATCATCCTCGGTGCTTTCATCATCATCTGGGTCAATAGGTGGTAATTTTAAAACTTCTTTTTTATATTTTTCTGATATGAACTCTAACACATCCATAAATACCTTAAAATATCCTTCAGAAGTAAGTGGGACTATTTTTAATGTACCAACATGAATATAGATATCAGCTAAATCTTCATAATCGGATGATACTTTAATTGATCTCTTCTCTTCTTCTAATATACTAAAATTTTTTTTCTTATTTAGAAATACCAATAACTCATTTAGATATTTCATTTCTTCTTTTGGGGTTCTGGTACCAACATAAATACCGTGCTTTATTGCTCTTTGGATTTCTTCTTTAACGTTCATCTTGACTCCTAAAAATATCAATAATGTTCTGTATAACCTCTTTAGTTTCCTTAGTGTTTGAGACCTTGAAGGAATTTTTAGGCTGCAGTTTTTCATAAATTTCTTTATCATTTCCATCGCCATCACACTTATCCCCAACAAACCATACTTTGTAATTATGAAAGTGCTTTAAAACATAAGTTTTGTCCCAACCCACAGGATATATATCAAAAGAAGTTTGGCCACCCAACTTAACAGTAATTTGTAAGTTAATATTATCAAATTCTTCTTTTAATTGATTTAATATTAAATTTCGAAACTTACCATGAATGAAATTCCTATCAAATTCTATAAATTCTTTTCTCTGTTGAGGAGAAGCATTTCTCCCTATAGGACTCCAATTGATCATCGAATCTCTATAGGAAATAAAGTGCCCTGTGAGGGGTATAGAATAATGGGAACTGATATGATTTTGGTAATCTATCAGAATTTTCATTATTCTACTTAAGTTGTTTGGTCCTATATTCTTAAGAAAATTTGCTGAATATGACAGCTTATGTTCTTCATGATTATAAGAAGGTGGAGTATAATGCTTAGTTCCATTACATGGGCAGAGATGGAGGTTATATCGAATTCTAGAATTTATTATTAATAAATTAAGTTGTTGCTGTACATATTCGATATCACTTCCAGTAACTATTCCAATGTCACTATACCGAGTTAAAACCTTTAACGGTCCAAGAAGATTATGATCAAGAGCTTGTCTCGGAGGAGTTAGCGTACCATCCATGTCAAAAAGAACTATATTTTTCATTATACTCCACACATTTGTTGTTGTAATTATAATATAACATATTATCTAATACTTGTCAAGAATTAAATGAAACTTTTTTTCCACTTTTTAAAACAATCTCACAAATGTGCTCTAAACGCTCTATATGCTCATAAGCATCCCAAGGATTTGCCCCCACTGAACATACACCATGATTTTTTTGACCAACGATATCAAATTTAAGTTTATTTGTGCCATGTCCTTCAAAATCAGTAAATGCCTCGAAAGTTTCTTGGGCAAGTATTTTTGATGTTACCGGAAGGACAGGAACTGATGGACCTACTCTAGTATATCTGCTAACTTCCGGGAATTCTGCTGCCAACGATTGAAGATCCCACCCAGCATACATAGCTGCTATAATATTCGTAGGGTGCAAATGAACAACCGCCTTGGTTCTGCCTGTGTTCTTCTGTAGGAGATAGTGCATATCAAGTTCACCGGAGGGCTTCATTCCTGTTGGAACTTTATAGCCATTCTTTAAAATTTTGATCTTGATTATGTGCTCGGGGTGAAGTATGGTCTTTCTCCATCCAGATGGAGTTATGTACATAATATCGCTATTTTTGCGGCGCAATGATATGTTTCCATCCCTTGTTGTGATCCAACCTTTCTCATATGCTTGACGCATAACGTTACCAATTGCAGTTATCATTATTTATCCTTATCGGTCATTCTTAAGATTCTATCTTCAGCATACTTTTCTTTCATAGCTTCCAAGCCTTCTTCGATCTTTTCCATTGTTCTCTCTAGCATATGCTTCTGCTCTCTCATAGCCTCAACAATATTTTCTTGATGATACTGTAGTCTCTCAGAAGCCATTTTTTCTTCTTCTTTTTGATCTCTACGTTGTTGCCAATTCATCCAAAGCAAAGAAGCTGTCCACATTCCAAGTGGTCCATACTGTGCCAATCCTTCGATTAGTGTCTCCATTCATTATCCCTCCAAATAATATATTAAATAGTCTATTCATACGTACAATCGGAGGGTTTTATTTCGAATTTCTTAATTTCTGAGTACATATCTCTTTCCCTCATTCCAAGAACAGAGGCAGCATCCTTAATGGTTCTGGTTGATGAGAGAGCAAATATTATTAAAGATTCTCTTATAATATATTTAATAGATTTATATAAAGGAAAATTATATAATTTATTATTAATATAAAGATTAGATAATTCTAATTTAAGAGCTATTATTTGTTCTAATGTTAAACCATTCAGTATAACTTCAAAATCAGAATTAATTTTTTTTTCTCTTAATAATTTATTCCGGAGTGAATACTTGCTGTATTTACCCTTATAAGACTTAAGTTTCTTCTTCCACACAGTTATACACCTTAACATTAAAAAAAATATATATTTTTGTTGACAAGCATCAAATTATATGATATAATATATATGTTGTTGTTATTCCGCCGCTTTTTTATAATCTATTGATTCTGGCTCTTGAACGGATTTTTGAAGTTCACCTTCAAATTTATCGAAATATAATTTTAAATTAGTCAATAAGTAGTCCACAAACACTTCTTTATCTTGACCATTTGAAAGAAGATCATACGCATCTAGAACATATTGAGATATTTTTCTATGCGATGTATAGGCCATATTTCTTCCTGTTTCATCCATATCTTCCAAGCCCGCACCAAACTCTTCTTTTTCATCTGGAGTGTCATCGTCTTCCACAGGCACTTTTTTCGCCTCATCTGGTTCATCGTCATCTGCTATATCAACATTGACATCTGCCTCTTCTAGAGATTGAAGTTCTTTTTCTAGATCATCCAGTTCACTACCACCAGTTTTTTTAATTGGCTCATCTGCTGCAGCAGCCTTAACATCTTCTGATGGCGGTTCTGATAGTAAGCCTCCATCTCCCTCTTGACCAGAAAGATATTTCCAATTAACAAGCGAAGGCGCAAGAGCATCCTTAATAGCTTTTAGCATATGTGCCCTAAAAGATTCTCTTTGTTCAGTATTTGTTGTTAGACGCTTATAATCAGTTCGTAGAGTCGGCACAGCTTTCTTGAGGACATCTTCTAGAACATTAATAGCAGTTGAACGGTGAGGATGAATATCAGAAATATCTCCTTCTTTGAGAAGAGTTCTAATTATCTTTCGTAATTCATTTTCTTGTTTCATTTGTTCATTCATCTTCCTAGCATGAATTTTTTTTATTTTTCTTCGAATATATTCACGAATAATTTTTTCTTCTTTTTTATTCATAGGTGCTCCTTCTATAGATGGTGCCGCCCCACCTGCTGTTGAGATTTCCAACAATTCTTCAATTGAAGAGATTTCAATAATTTTATCTTCGCTATTGTTTTTCATTATTAGTCTTGATCCTTGCGACGGTTCTGTAATCGACGGCCCACTTCCGCATCTTGGGAAATTCTTTTTTCTTCACCTGCATTGTATCCATCTTGATAACCACCCTCCAAAGGTTCACGAGGAGCATCATCTGCCGGTTCAAGCCCAGCCATGGCATCATCAAAGCCCTGTTGGTATAGGGTTCTTTGGTCTTCTTCCTTCGATTCGCCTTTCAAATCATATGATTCATTGAGAGCACTTAAATTCATTTTAATTCCAAATCTCTCAGAAAGATTTTCACTTAATTCTTTATTTTTCCATTTTTTAGTAGACATTTTATAATTTCTCCTTTCGTTATAAATAGTCGGTTTTGATTGTTTTAATTGATCTTCCCAATCACGAAAACACATGTTTCCTCTTTCGTAAGCATCCCTTTCCATCGCTCTTAAATTTTTATTTTTTTGAGCGTATCCTTGACCAGAATAACCAGAAACATTAAGTTGTCCATTTTCATTTTGAGTGTGGTGAACAAGTTCATGGGCAAAAGAACGCAAGATATCTTTTGGATGTCTTCCATCGACATAAATTGAAATTGACATATTTTGTGGGTCATAGTAAGCAGTTTTGCCAAGTGGTTTTGATTGATTCTCTTGATCTGACAATAAATTTAACGTTGGGGGTTTCTTAAAGCCAAATTGTTTTTGTGCAAACTTGCCTAAGTTGTGAAACAATTCTTCTGTTTGATCGAGTTCCATATTGGAGTTATTTTTTATTTTTAAAAATTTCATAATATTTTAATTAGTTTGTTTTGCGTATAAGAGTTATATTTATAAGAATTGTTTCTTGTGAACCATAGGGGAGCACTTTTGCCATTGAAACCTCTCTATCTCCAAATTTTTGATGTAATATATCTATTAGAACTCCTCGGTGAGTTATGGTTTCAATGTTATAATTTTCATGTTCTTCCCAAGTTATCCAATAAACCAAATCACCAATTTTAAACTTCTTTTCGTATGTTCCACCAAAAGGTAAACTCGATGTTTTCATAGTCCCAACTTTTTTCTAATTTCCGGAGAGTAATATATGAACTCAACGCAATGCCCGGAATTATCAAATGTATAAACTCCAACTGTGCCGTCTCGGTGCTCTATTCTTTTGCCTTCTTTGGGTAATTTTTCTACACTATCCACTAAAATTCCAACATGATTATGATCATAGCGACTCTTACATATTAAAGCAATTGTAGTGTTGGAAACTTTCATTCTTTTGTAGAATTTATCATCAAAAACACATACTGCGTCAAGGTTATCTTCATACCATTTTTGTGATTCTTCAAGATCATCCACTAGCAAAGCAACGTGATCAACTGTTTTCATTTTGTACTCTCTCTAAAAATTCACTTATATTCTCGGCTCTCTCGGCTAAAAGAGTTTCTATTTCCGATCTTAATTTATCGGAAAATTCTTTTAGTCTTTTTGAAAATACTTCGAATTGGTATGGTATATCTAAGACAAAAGAAGTATCTAACCAGTCGTGTTTTTTCATATCTGCTGCGTTAAACATAAATTGTGTCCTAAATTCTTCATCATTAACAAGTTTTGAGACCCAATAAGATGACAATTCTTCTATACTGGGATCTTTTAAATAACTGTTTATGATTTTGGAATATAAATTTTTATCTTGAACTCTTGGTCTTAAAAAATATCTTAAATGGAATATGCTTTCAAAATCTCGTTTCAAACGAGCCACAGCTAGCTGATCTTGGTCAATATATTCTCTAAGTAAATATTCTACATACATATCAGCTATATCTCCTATGTGGGGCTCAAATTCCGTTGGCTCATCTAGGTAAGCTAAAAAATCATCCTCATAGTTGCTTTTTTTACTTTTTTTGCCTACTCCATACACCCTGTCCAATTTGATTATTTCATCATCAGTAAGTTTTTGAATTTGTTCGAATTTTGCATTGGCATCATCAATTAGTTGGTTATATTTAATTGCCAAAGTGTATAATTGTTGAAACAGATGTCTAATTTCATGTTTCATTATTGATTGCGTGGAAAAAATCCCGGAATTGTCATATAAGGATGTAATTGTAAAATTTCCATTATTGAGCGATTTATAGGCAACATTAGTGTTGCCCGGATCTGGTTTTTTGATATCATAAGTAAACCTGTAAACTTCATTTTCGAAGAAAGATCTTTCAAATTCATCTGAGAACATGTCATACTCATTATCCCAATTTTTTTCTAAAAGTTTGTTAACTTCATCTCTATCCATTTTGCTTACGTGTAAATAATGAAAAAGTATAAATCCATGAGCAATTTCTTGTCGGTATTGGTCTTCCCCTAGGAGTTCTCTGTATGGTATTACTATCTCTTCTGAATAATAAATATTTGAATATTGCCCACTATCCAGAGCTTTCTGTAAATCAGCAGAATCCATATTTTTAAATTCATCATATAAATAAGAAAGGTAATCCACGACTTTTTTGTCGTACTTTACTATGCCCTCTTTTAAGAAGGATTTCCATATTTTATTAAAATTTCTTTTCATAAACTAACCTAGCCTTCCTTTTGTCTGGTCATTCTTCCATTAAAGAGTGCATTTCGTCATCACCAACTACGAAAACCTCTCCTTCTGAGCCACAACCACCGGTTGACATGCCTAATTCATCTTCGAGATAGTGCTTAACTTTACTTATATAATCTTGCGCCAAAGTTATTTTTGATTGAACCCATCCTTCAAGTTGTGTATTGTCGTCCATCATCATAGCTAGTTCAGAAGCATATTGAGCAAGATCTTCAAGTTGACGTTTTGCCATCGAACCTTCTTGATCTGGATAATCAAAATATTGATCTTGAAGTTCCATTTCTTCCTTTATTATTTGTTTAAGTCTTTTTTCTGTTATTTTCACGTTTGAACCCTCATTGTATTAAGAAAAATTAAAGATAAAAATAGTGTTACCATTAATTCATATCCAAAAATCGCAAATAAAAGTAAAACTATTATAATATATATACATAAATAGATCCATCCATCCATTAGTTAAACCCCAAAAGAACTATATCCTCTTCTTCTGCCATTATAATAATCCCTTGTTTAAAGGTGTGTGGAGAATATAAATATAATCGGCCTTTTTCGTCTCTCTTCCATGGAAGTAAATACAACTCAGCATTTCTATTGATGTAAACAAAGGATTTATCCGAAGCAGAATAATAATAACTTCCCCCTTTTCCTTTTAATTTGACACTTGGCAAGAGGTTTCCTGCTTTCGAGACCATAAATTTTTCTAATTTTTCCACTAAAGCTTTCGCATCCATACTTAAAGGCTCTATATCTTCTATATTCATCATATTAACTCCATGTTTATTCTCCACCACCACCCCCATCGGAGCCAAAATCACCATCAAATAGGCTATAATAGCCCCCAAAATAGCCATATTTTGGCTTGTTTTTGCGTGATTTTCGACGTTTTTTTGCTCTTTTTTTGCGTTTTTTGCGCTTTTCTTCAAGGTTTTTGGTTATTTTTACCTTAATTTTTACTTTTTTTTTACTTTTTTCGTCATTTTCTTCTTCTAAAACGCCAAAACCGGCTGGTGCGGACTTTGAACGATTCATTTTTGGCCTAGAATGACCTTTTCCGCCTCCAAAATGCTTATTTTTGCCATATCCAATTAATCTTCTCTTCATATTTCGGTGTTTTTTCTTCATTGCTCGCTGAAATGGTTCGTTTTGCTCAAAAATAGTGTCCATTATGCTTAATTCATCATACGCTTTGCGTAAATTTGTAGTACATTTGCTTAATAATGGCTCTAAATCTTCTAATTTTACCCACTTATAGTCAATATTTTCTATATGATCTTGTATGTCTAGCCTAATTTGAGGTTGAATACTGTCAATTTTGCTTAAAAACATGTTAATATTGTGTGTTTTGCCTTTGTGTTTGAAATCATATATGAAAAAGTCCTTCACAAAAGGTACCAAAAGCCCAGTTTCTTCGTAAATTTCTCTTTCTGTGCCATCTTTTAGGCCATCTGGCACCCTAGAAGCCTCAATATCTTTGATATGTCCACCCGGAAGATCCCAATAATGACCCTCGTCAGACCTTTGCAGTATCAAAATGTTATCTTCAGCGTCAAAAATAACAATTTTTCCTACTTTATTTCCATCTTCAAAGTCATCGAGGGGCTGTTTAACCACATAATCGGCATCCCAAGCATCTCTGTGCTCCCCAATATCATCATCATAGTGTAATTCAGTCTTTAATTTAAGCAAAACAGGGTATTTTGAGTGACCATTTGTATAAAAAAGACGATTTGGTAAAAAATAATCGTCTAATCCAAGCTGTTTTAGGTGATATGGGATCGATTGTTCCGGAAAATAACGCTCCATACTCTCTTTTCGAGATGTAACAAGGTAAACATCATTACCTTCTTCAATATTTTGCTTAATCCTATCGATAATTTTAAAATTATACTCTTGAAAAACCGGAATTGGAGTGTCCCCGCGTGTATCCATGTAAGACATAGCTATTGTGTTATCGAAATCAAAAGTAATTATTTTCATTTTTTAGTTGACATCCTATAATAATTATGTTATAATATATTATAACTTCTTTTTTTGCTTTTGTCAAGCTTTTTTCTCTTATTTTTATTAAATCTTCTTTTAGTAGTTTCATAGTACTATAATTACTCCGGTATCCAAAATCTATTAGTCATTTTATCCCATATAGGGTGCATTATGTGACCTTCTTCTTCGACATGGTTATATCCAAGCGCATGGCCCATTTCATGTTCAAAAACATTAGTAATCCGATAAGTCCCAGCATCAAAATAGATAACAGCGCTGACTATATTTAGCATATATACATACCTTCTGGTCTCACCCAGCGTTCCATAGGGTAAATTTTTCTTCTTTATCATGATAAATCCATGGATATGATCAGCTTGACACAGTGTGTCTGTTGGATTTTGCTCAATATAGGAAACATTATGGCCCTTTAGAGTCCAATAATGTACGGCTTGTACAATATGAAGCTCATTCATATCTTTACCGTAACAATTGACTATAATTGGAGGATATTTCCATTCCCATGGCCTAAAGGAAGATTTTTCATAGGTTTCAACAGCAGCAGTTCCCAAGAGAATACCCAATAAAAATGATGCCATAAACCATAAAAAAACTTGTAGGTAGTTCATTCTCCGCAGCCCCAAACAGCGTATTCGATACTGATTGTTTGCCCTTCGCTTGGAACATGTCCATTGTCGAACACAACAGCGTTTAGATGAGAATTGTAAGTCCAATAGGTAGTAATTTGACCATTTACTCTAACTTCTATGGTATCTATTATAGGATCTACCTCATCTATTATAAAGGTATCCCTATTGGTAACCTCAGCAGCTAATTGCTGTAGTTGGATGCCCCAATCACTACTACATATAGAAAACCAACTCCCTCCATAGTGATCAATCAAATCCCAATAGCCAAGACCAGCATCCGCAGATCGAAAAATACTACCATTAGAATAAGAACAACCATTCGGAACATCTCCAATGACACCATAGGGGATAAACTTACCTTGAGGCTTTATAGTGTCAAAAAAACTAGTGTAGTTTGACCAACTGCCGCTGTGATCTCGCTCATCTGATACAAATATGATAATTAAGCTGGCTTCATCTCGGAAAAAATCCCCTCCCGGCTTTGCATCTCCTATTTTTAAGGAGCGTTCCGCCATAGCTATACCCGCTTCATTCCCAGATCCCCCGAGACCAACCAAGATCATTGAAGACATGAGTATTTCTGCGTTTGCATCGCCGGCTGAAACAAAGTGGTTAAAGCTATAACTATCTGTTGTTATGACAGCCATTCGATAATCAGCACCACTGTTTGCGAACACATTTACAAAATACGCAACATTACTGGACAAGTTTTGTTGGAAAATAGACATAGAACCAGAATTGTCAACAACCCATAGAACATCAATAACAGCTATCTCTTCTTGTTGCCATTGTTGTACAAACCATTTTTCAATATCTCCATTTCCTACTTGAGTGGTAACGATTTCTGGCGTTTGTGGATCTGAGCCTTCAATTGACACTTGACTTTGGTCGTTTCCTATATTAGTAGGAATATAAGAAATAAGGAAATCTATTTCTTGTTCTGACTCTAAAAACCATGGTAATGGAGGAAGTGAGCCAAATTCCATTATTATATCAGCAGGTTGTGTAACCATCTGGGTGACTTCATTAATGGCTAAATCCATATTACCAGTGTTTTTAATTGTAATCCGTTTTTCATTATCACAACCAATTGTTATATCCCCATAATCTAAATCTTGTGGAAATATAGTCATAACAGGAGCATCACCATAGCCTTCGACGGTTATTCTAGAAAGTGGTTCATCTTCATCGTTGGATTGTATATCAATATAAGCACCATTGGCTTCAAAAGTTTTTGGAGAATATTCAATCGAGAATTCAATTAGCTCTCCACCCGGAATAGAATAGCTGTTTTCTGTATCCTGTAATTTATATCTATCATTCCCAGAAACCAAAACAGGAGAAGAAATCTCAAGATCACCTTCTCCCGCATTTATGATTGTAAATATTTCAGTCGCTGTCTCAGTTGATCCTATCAAGTGGCCAAAATTTATATGCTCCGGATGCACAATGATTTCCGGATCGCTCGGGACCACCTTTGACATCATATGATCAGAACAACCCCACAAATTTAAAAATAATAGAAACATAAACAACCCCCCTATCTTTAACTAGATTGCAATAGCGATAAGCGGAGCGAGACGCGACCTAAATTTTACACACTTTTAAAATAATCCACCTTGAGCCGGAGGAATAAGGTCATCATCGGACAATTCTCCATCGACCCACATCAAAGCTTTAATCATTGCCTTTGCTTCATCTGTTTCTTGTAGCTGAAGTTTTTCTATCATTTTTCTTCTTGCGACTTTGCTTTTTGTCAAGCGTTTCTTTGATGGCCCACCAGTTAATTGGTTTTTTAGATTATCAACTCTCTCCTTTTCAACTTCTGGTGAAAAATCAAACAATGCGCTTTGACGTTTAACAAAATCCTCAGCGTCTTTTTGTGACATTTTTCCTTTTCTTGTTTCTTTTAATTCTTCTTGAATTAATTTTTTAATTTGTTCTATTGTTAATTTCATTATTATTTTCCTTTTCTTGTTTTTTTAATTTGCTCTAATGTTGGTTTTTGCTTGGCATAATGCGTTTGCACTTTCTTTGACATTTTTGCCCACCACAGCCATATGGAATCTCTTGGTTTGTTATCATCCCTCATGTCTCTTAAATTAAAAGAAGTAAGTAGACTATGTTTCATGTATTTCCCATGTATGGTTGTTACATGGTTTGGATTATCCGCCGCCCAGTTTGCGGATTCCCCATTATTATGCCATAAATTTCGGAAAAAATTTAAATTGTTTTCTTTTAATCCTTCTTTTAAAAATTTAAACTCTCCTCGGGGACCAGTCCAGCGGATGTTTCTGATTCTAATATCTTCTATATATAGAAATCCCCTAAGAAAAGAATTCTCGTTTATCAATCGAGTAAAAGCGCTTATTTTTCCTCGTCTGGCCAATTTTCGAAGCTCGGCGAGGTTTTCCGCGATAACATTATCATATATATATAGACCCGCTTTATGATCCTCGTTTTCATGAATTGCCCACTCGCTTGCCATGCGTCCAAAAAACAGCAAACCTTCCTCGCCCACAATATTTAAAATATTCTCTCCGCCATCAAAATCTCTTAAGAAATCTTCATCCCCTAGTCTTTGAAACATCCAATCATCCATTCCACCGCCTTCAAAAGAATTCAACAAATCGTAAACAATTGATGCCAAAACTGGTATGTAGTCGCCTATAGCTAGTTCAAAATCTTCATAGTGCTTATTTTTAAGCATATCTAAAAATTCATCTTTTGTATTTTTCCATGCTTCGGGCTCGTTTTTTATAAGCCGGTGCCATTGCTCCAAAGCGGTTTGTTCTTTTCTTGTTTCTTGTAGTTCTTCTCGAATTATTTTTTTAATTTGTTCTATTGTTAATTTCACTATTTTTTTCCTTTATAGTTTGTCTTCATCGCCAAAAACAACATGCGATACACCCAGTCTTAATATGTGATTTCTTCTTTTTTGAGCCAAAGATACTTTTACTCGGGGATCTGGATATGCTGGGTAGTTAACTTTGCTAAATAACATATCTTCTTTGGCAAGTGATGAATCACTTGATTTCCATGTCTTAACGGGGCTTTTGTTTTCATCAACATGCCAAATATTGCGAATCATTTGAATGCTTTCTTGGGGTTTGACAAATTCATCGTCGATAAACAATCGAATTTCATCACCAGCCGTACCAGTCGATTGTTCAATAGGAAGTCGATGAGAAAATGTACGAGCATTTTTAACTCCTAAATATCCGGCAAGAATATTGTTGTCTCTAATCAAAGTGGCAATTTCGGAATATTTACCGTAAATAAAGTCGGAATCTTCTTCATGATCGTTATTATAAATAATGGCAAATTTATCCATAAGAACTTGGAGGTGAGGATTAATAAAATCCATGATTAAATTTCCGATATCGCCATGTTCGGATGATCTCGCAAGGGACCCAAGAAACCGTTCAGCGTTGTTAACCAATAATCCACTTCCTTTAACAAGACCAGCAAGTATTGGAAGTTCGCCATGTATGGCCCATAAAAATTCTTCATACAAACCCTCATCCAACATATCACTGTATTGATCCAGTTCGTTGTACCATTGTTCTCGTTCGCTGCGGATTCTTTGCTTCCACTTTTGAATATTTGCTTTATAAAGGTTTTCCTTTACAAGAACTTTGTTAAGTTCTTCCTCGGTTATTCTTTTTATATCTTTGGTTGTTAATTTCATTATTTTTTTCCTTTTTTAGTTGCTTACTCTAGGTCTTCCGGAAGAGTTTGCATAACACCCAACTTTAGTAAATTGTTGTCCACTTCTGATGTTTTTGAATGTTGATCCTTATGTGCTGGATAGTTAACTTTGCTCAATAAAAGATCTGTTTTTGCCAAAAAAGCATATTTGCTTCTTTGTGGATTCATATATGAACCGTTTTCATCAACATGCCAAATGTTTCTAAGCATTTGAATGCTTTCTTTTGGATCGGTAAATTCATCATCAATAAATAATTCAATGTCATTAGCTGCAGCCCGGGTTTGCCTTCTATAATAACTTCCCTCAATGCCCAAATATCCGGAAAGAATTCTATTTTTATCAAAATCTGCTATTATATCTTCAACTCTTCGAAGAGCCGTTCGCGAATATTTATTTTTATCGGTGTTGTAGATATTCGCAAACTTATTCATAACCGTTTCCAAGTCAGGTTTGATATAATCTATAACCACGTTTCCGGCTTCGCCGGCCTCGGCGGATCTGCCAAGCGACCCAAGAAATAATGTCTCTTCTCTTCCGAGTTTTTCATGTTGGTTTAATATATAAGCAAGCATGGCAAGATCATCGTTTATTATAAACATAAATTCTTCATATTTGCTCATTTGAAGCATATCAAAATATTGATCGGACTCTTGCTCCCATGCTTCGGGCTCCATGGAACTTTTTTGCTGCCATTTGCTAAGATTTGCCTCATATGAGTTTTCTCTAAGCAAAACTTTGTCAAGCTCTTCTTTTGTTATTTGTCTTATTTCTTTGGAGGTTAATCGCATGATAAAATCCTTTTATCATAAGTAGTTTTTGAATCTCAAAATTTTTTTCGGTATTTTTTTTTATTATATAAAGAAATTGGGGTTTTCTTTATACAGGATTTTTGTTATATAAAGAAATCTTAATTTTTTTTACATATTTTTTTTGGAATCCCAAATCTGGGAATTTTTCTGTGTGGGATTACTTGATTTTCTTCCATGTGTAACGCTTACCCTCATGATAGGAGCCCTTGCTGGAATTTTTTCTGGCTTCTAGTGGTTGCAAGTTGCTTAAGGCCCAACACTTCTTAAAGTTTTTGCATTTTGTTGTTTCATACGGTAAGGATGCCTGCGGTTGAATATGATCCAAATGCCAATATGAGCCATAGTTCTCCCAAGTCATATGTTCGTCAAATTGCTTTTCTAAATAAGCGCAAAGCTCCTCGGGCCCATAAGGAAGCGAAGCGAATGTTGGTCCGATCTTTATATTACCAGCCTTCTTTAAAGCATTATATACGGCTGAACCTACAGCACACCTTAATCTATATTTTGGGTCCTTTCTTTTTTCGGCAAATCTTTTCCGGTTACGTGCTTTGTATTCTTCTGTTTGGTAGCGCGCCAACCTCTGTTTTTTGTATTTTTCTTTTTGCTCTTCCGTAAGGACTTGTTTTGGTCCGGGCGGCAAATCTAATAAGTCATAATTGCGAAGCTTTTCGGCTCCTGCTGGACTAACATACCTTTTATATCCCTGCGCTCCTCTTTCTCCGTTGTGAACTTTTTTTGTATCGACACCCTCGGTAAGACACCTCCTTATTCTTTGTTGTAGTCCCGGGGGTGTTAAACCAAGCTCACCAGCCAATTCACGGTATTCAATCCACCCCTCCTCAATAACTCTTTCATATTCCTTTTTTCTTTCTTCGCGAAGCTTAAGCGTTTCCTTATACGCATCACCCCATCCTTCACGACGGGATGAATTTTTTTTGGTATAAAAATCATTAGCGCATTTTTTGGAGCAATATTTTAAGGGCCTGTTGGTCCTCTCACTCATTCTCGTTGGCTTTTCACAAAATAAACATTTAGACATAATATCTCCTAATTCTAAAAAAATTTTTTCGGTATTTTTAATACCTCCATATAGTAAATAGTTTCTCGTTCATCTAACGACACACCAGAAAGTTTTTAAGAAATGAAAAATGACTAAGTTTTTGCCGTATCGCATGGATGTATCAGGCCGGCCTCGCGAAAATCCAGTTTGTAAGTACTTATTTGAAAGGTCCGATCGGCCAATGGGGGCCTAGGAGGGGGGTGTGCGCCAAAAGCTCCGACTACATCGATGTTTTTTGTTGCTTTTTATTTTGCTTCATAAGCTACTTACAAACTGGATTTTCGAGAGGTGGCGAAAATCTACTCACGGGTAAGTTTACTGTAGCTCTTTATCTACTCACGGGTAAGTTTACTTTAGCTCTTTGTCTACTCGCAAGTAGATAATGAAATGAGGGTATAAAAAAACCCCCGCTGTACGGGGGTCTAAGGGGGGCGGGGGAAGAGTCGAAGTAGTCGGGATTATTTCGCCCTTCTTCTTTTCCCGTACCATCGCTGTCTTACGGGTATCCAGTTGTCTCGCCAAGCGACGTTCTGAGCGTCCTTATAGACGACGTGATCACCGTGCACAAGGCGGTTCAATCGTAGCCAGTACGTATTGATATGAAAGAACCATTGCTCGACACCTCTATATTTACCGTGACCCCGTGCTTTACACAGGTGCCTAATAGAGAGGAGCAAACCGCATCGGAGTGATCGGTATTCTATCGCATCCGCATAGATAATCTCGTTGGCTAGGGTCTTTTCGATCTGCTCTATGAGTACCGGATTGTTCCGGAGCAGTCGAGCAAGTCGAGTCTCGACTTGTGCCGTTACTTTGTCGGTGACTTCGGCAACGTTGGAGGGTTGTTGGGCGGTTTTGCGGTTGGGCTTGATGTCTTGGATTGATATATAAAGGGTGTTGATCTGCATAGTGGTTTTAGTCCTTTGAAAGAGTGCGATATATTCGGAGTTGTTGAGGATGGCCAACATCCTCGACCAGTTGGGAGTTTCATAGCTCTCCTTTATTGTTTCGGTGTGATCGTTGTTTTGGAAGTCCTGTTTTGAGGTTGTAGAGGTTGATGTCGGGCAATGCGGCCCTGTTTTGCTTTATTGCTAAGAGTTGATCCCATTGTGGAGCATAAGAAGTAGCTACCTTATGACACTTTGAGTGCCATATAGCCGAGATTGTTTTGTTGCGATAAGTATGAAGCGTCCATATTACACGTTCACCCTTGCTTATCGCCTTGTTACCATTGAGACAATGGAAGGCGTTGCACCTTCCATGTCGTTTTGTAGTTATAAGCTTGGTTTTCAAGAACATGCTATACGTGTCTCCACTCATGACAAGCTCGTGCCATCGGGCTTTTATCCTTGTCTTGGATGTTCGTAGTAGTCGGGGCCATTTGCTCCAAAGAGTAACGAGTATCTTCTTGATCAAGATATGATTCTTGTGCAAGCTCTTCGAGAGCAATTAAAATACTCTCTGGATCTCCAAAAGAATCAACAATAAGCTCGGTCACGTCGGTGATTGGGTCGTCATGTAGCTGAAAGATTGCGGAGGGATCGAAGTCGTGAGGGATTCTAGTGGTACGCTCTTGTGCGGTTTGAAACTTTGCCATGTTGTTCTCCTATTGTTGTGCTTTGAGGTAGGTTTTGATGCGTTGTCTTTCAGACTTGTGGAAGGCTCTAACTGCGTGTTGGTGGTACTTTGTAAGACCGCAATGTTTACGCTCGATTCGAGCGATTTTGACTTCTGAGTGTTTCTTATGGTTCATTGTTGTTCTCCTTAGTCTCGTGGTGATTGGTTGACTTCTGCGAGAATCGCGAGATAGTCGGGGTTTTGAGGGTCGAACTCATCTTCTTCGATGAGTACGGGCTTCTTTAGCTTCTTCTTGTTCTTCTTCTTCTTAGCGCTCGTGAGTTCTTTGTAGAACGCACACTTCTTCATGTCGTCAAGGTTGTTACAAGCGATCTCGGTGAACATATCCTCAAGTCTTTCGGACTGTTCGTTGAGTTCGGTATTTAGCCGATCTAATAGCGGTATACCCGTGTTTGTGGGCAAGCGGTCGAGATTGGTTAGATCCATTTCATAGTTAGAAGCTAGATAATCGTAGCGTTTTGATTGTTTCATGTTATTCTCCGTGGTGGTGGTTTTGAGTCTTATAATCATGAGATAGGATCTCAATGAGATCCCATATTATCAGAATAAGATTCTTTACTTAGCCAAAATCGCATTGCTTATCTTTGTTTTATTCCAACAGAGCCATATTTTGACTTGTTCTTTGTTGGCAATTGCGATAAGCTCGGACTTCTTCATTGCCATGAGTTCATCAAAGCGATATACAGGGCGTTTTGGAAGGGTCTTGGCAAAGGCTCCAAAGATGTCGCCCAAAGTCCCGTTGCGAAGGGGATTCTGAGCGTTTGGGTTCTTTACGACGATCCCAACGCATCGGTATGCAGGGCCATTGTTTCGTTTATTACGACGTTTACGACGTTTTGTCATTGTTACTCTCCTTTGGTGGTTTTGAGTTTGGTTTCGACCAAAATAGCGATCAACTCGCCTTCGATCCAATCCAACAAGCTGAGTTGATCGGCTGTTTCGTTGTTTTCAATCCATGCTATAAGTGAAAGTTGCATGTTATTCTCCTTTGGTGGGGTTGAGTGTACTATCATAAGAAGGGACGTTTCAAACGTCCCGTATCATCATAATACATTCATAACACAATCAAGGTTTATAGTCCTTCAGTCTCATCATTGCGGCTTTTAGCTAGATGGTTCAGGAGTGCACCCTCTTATCGAGCTTCTTATAATAGGCTCTGGAGGCTCTACAAAGGCGATATTCTTATAAAAGGCGGTGAAAACACCGATAAAGCCGATATAGTACTCCAAAGAGCAAGAAGAGAGGGTGCGATGTCAAAGAACAGCGATAATAATCACGTCTGGAGATAACTTATCCACTTATGGAAATATGGCAAACTTTACGGTCAAAATATGTCCGCAAAATAATGATTTTTTTTTATTGACGCTCTGGAGCAAGCTGCAAGGCGGTTTTGCTCTTGACTTGTCAAAGCTCGTGATGGGGATGGATAAAGTTATGTAAACATTTATTGGCACGCTTATTGCTAGATGGATTCTAAGCTAACTCCACTTTAGTTATGTAATGAAAGTTTGGCACGGATCTTGCTAGATGGATTCTAGGCTAACCGATCTAAGGTTATGTAAAGAATAATTGGCACGCTTATTGCTAGGTGTTTATGGGTTCAAAACTCTATCTCAAAAGAAGCTCATATTTCGCTTTTAAAGGCGCTCTACTTTTCCATGGTAGGGTTATAGCTTGATCTTTAGAGCGATATATTCAAAGCTTTGTAAGGGGCCTTTAAATGGATTTTATGAGTATATCAACAACCCTATAAAATAGAGGATTTTGAATAGCTGGCTGTATAAAGTTATGTAAACTTGTTTTGGCACGGATCTTGCATAGCATTTTATCTACTCATGAGTAGGCTCTGGTCTACCGACCGGTAGATTTTGGGATGGGGTCGAGTAGGTTTTGATCATCCCCTAGGGGATACCCTAAAGGAAAGCACCTAGAAGGCCGGTTTTGCCTCTGTTTATCTCTTTGGAGATAAAAAAAAGGCCCCACTCATACGTTTGTGTATGAACAGGACCATGAAAGCACGGATATATCGAGATTTTTTGATCATCCTCTAGGGCGCACCTTTATTCTAGGTGCTTTAAAGAGCGTTTTGTGTAAAGTTTACACAAGCGTATTCACAAGCTCATAAAAAAATCTCGTGGTGGTGGGCGTTTTCCCTTTGTGCATCATATATATAATAGGTACTTTTGCGTGATAATCGGCAATATGCGGGAAAAATCGACGTTATACACTCCTATCCCCTACAATACCCTAGCAACCGGATAACACACCTACAGAATCACGGATACAAGGGAATATATACAGGTTCCCGTGTACATATAAAAAGCCCCCACAAGCTAGAAGCCTATAGGGGTCGGGGTGGGGTAGTAGGGTAGTAGTTACAGATTTTTTTTCATGTAAGCTTTGGCCTGTCTACTGGAGGCGAAGCCTTGAAACTCTCCTACTGTTTTGATGGTGCCATCCTCTTTAATCTCTCTTATTGTGTAGTACCTAGGACTCTTATAGTCAAACTTCTCTGAAGTTACAAAATAGCGTCCCTTATAGGGTGGATCGTTTTGTATACGACTATTAAAGAATCTCATGGATGAGGGATCAAAGAAGTGATACCCGTTTTGTCTATTGTGTCGCTTTACTTCGTACATGCTTCTAAAGTTTGTCATTGTGTTATTCTCCTTCTGGTATAAATGTTATTGTCATTTCGTTTGTGAGGGGTTGCACTATTGCGTTTGTATGTTCTTTGTTCTCTTCATGGTTTAGCACCTTTGATGCACAAAGCATAAGGATAACGATTACTAAATAAGCTTTGGATATGTTCTTCATTGTGTTGATCTCCGGTTATCGGTGAAAGGTTCGAAATAATACTTCTGCAAAGCCTATTGCTGCGAAGCATATTATTGTATTGAAAGTGAAAAGGGTTATAAGTTCCATTTTGTTCTCCGTGGTTGGTGGTTATTGATTCTTTATTGCTGCTACAAGGGCATTGAAAGCTTCTTCTCGATTATATAGCGCTTCCTGTATATCAAGCTCTAAAGCTTTCAACTTCTCGGTATTATCGACATAAAACCCATCTTCTCCGATCTCGTTACAAAGCAGTTCTTCATAATCGCAAAGACCATCGAAATCGTCAAGCTTGAATACAGCCTCTTGTATAACAAAGAGAAGAGGATGGTTTGGGCCTACAAGACCTTTGTTATAAAAGCTCATAAGCGCTTCAGCTTCAGCAGCGGGATTGTTTAAAGACATTTTGTTCTCCGTGGTTGGTGTAATACTATTATCGGGTTTGGTTTGAGTTGTCAATAAAATAAATGAAAATAATATGTAAACGTAGTTTAAAGCTAGCTTATATCTTCTGATCTCACAACTAAGAAGCTATTGATCTTTGTCTTTACAAAGAGCGTTCCGCTATTGGAGCTACTTAAGTACATAACTCTGTACCATCGCAAAGATCCTTCTAAGCGTACCATATAGTCTGTAGGTGCTCCAGAGCGCTTTGTGTAACCATCGACTGTAAGATAGTTGCGGATGTTCCCTTTAAAGGGTGATTCTTTGGACTCTTGTATTTCAGCATAATGCATATTGCTCTCCGTGGTTGGTGTTTATAAGATAACCCGTTTCAAAGAGTTGTCAAAAAAATAAATGAAAATAAAGGTGAAAATGAAGGTTATAGCTCACTTATAGAGCAACTTCATGTATTACTATATCGGTGTGTGAATCCATTCTAAAGAAGAACATTTTGTTTAAATCTCCAACCTCTAAATATATAAGGCTTCTGGAGCCTTGTTCTACACCTAGCATGACACCTACTGTTCTATCTCCGAACACTCCGGTATACTGATCGTTCCATGAAGCAGCATTGAACGCTAGCATAACATCATACGTCATAACATGGTATTCTTCTGGTACAACCTTTATAATCTTCATAAACTGTTCTCTAGTTACTTGATACTGTTGTTTAGGTTCTCGAAGTGTGAAGTCTTCGTTAGACTCTGGTAAACGATTATTATTTTCCATCATATATCCTACTTGTTGGAGGGTGTAACAGCCGAGAATCGAAAAGGCACTTCGTGCCATTGCTCAAAACTGCTCTTTAGCAAACCAGTTTGTTTATTATTCAAAGAATATAGCTGTACTGTATGTTTAAAAGCTTCTTCGAAGGGTACTTTGGTTTGGTCTATGTATTGAATCAGATAGCTCAAGGGGCTTGTAGCGTATATTGGTTTCATTGTTGATCTCCGCTGTTGGTGTTTATAATATAACCGATTGATAAAATAAGTCAAGGACGTTTTTTGTCCGTTATTACTTAGCTTGATAGTTTAAATGGCCATCTATAACATCATAAGCATCTTGTGCAGCTAGCTGATAATCCATGGAAGCCGAGGGTTTGTCGATGGCATCGAGAAGCTTTAAAAGCGTGTCTTCTATCAAAGATACATCACTGGAATCTAGGGCCTCATAAGTGAGTTTAGATAATGAGTCAAATCTTTCCCATGAAGCTTCTTTGGATTCTGGAGTATCGGTATTGAAGGGATCGCAATGAATCCAACTTCTTATAAGAAGTTCTTGCATATAATCTATCTCGCTTCCTATAAGTCTCTTGTTTTCATGATGAATACAGAAGATGGTTGCATAAGGTGCTCCGTAAAGCTCTGTATCATCAGATACATTGACGACTCGACCAATGATTTTATCTCTAAAAGAGATAACGTCGTTCACTGTAACAGTTTTCATGTTGTTCTCCGTTGTTGGTATAATCCACTAACCCGTTTCAAAGAGTTGTCAATAAAATAAATGAAAAAAAATGTAAACGTAGTTTAAAGCTAAACTTTCAAGTCTCAACTCCGAAGGAGTTGGACGTGAGGGAAGGGATAAAGTTATGTAAAGAATAATTGGCACGGTTATTGCATAAAGAATTTTCATGGTTATGTAAACTAGTTTTGGCACGGTTATTGCAAGGGAAATAAATCTTGACTGGTCAATGGCGGGATCGTTATATTCCGAAGGAAAGGAGACACTGAATCTTTTTGTGAAACAAAAGAATTTGACAGGGATGTTTTGAAAAAACATCCACACCCTTTTAGGGTGTGGATGAAAAGAACAGGGAAGTGATAAGACTGATCGAGTCACTATTTTTTAATCAGAAGGAAGCCTTATCTAAATGATATATATCATTGGCCTGTTCTTTATTTCAAAGAGCCTACCCATTGCCTCGTTATACTTGTCCCATCTTCACTTATAAGCCTAAAGTAGACGCTGGCGTTTGGGTATTCTATCCCATTGTGCCATATTGGTCTAGTGAAAAAAGAGATAAACACACCCCTTTTTATATTGGGTTGGTGGTGATCTCTGTAAGAGACTATATCACCTTTTGTAAGTTGTGCAGCTATTTCGTACATTGCTGTTCTCCGTTTGGATGGGTTGGCGGTTTCTTATGGGGGCTTGCTTCTCTAGAGAAGAGAGGACTATAGGGGTAGGGTAGGGGGGTAGTAGATGATGTTTTTATCTTTCATAAAAGGGTCGAGGGTCTAAGCCTGTATATTCCCTTTCATAGAAAGCACGAACCGACTTGTATTTTTCCAAAGGAAAGCCATGTTGTGATCTCTCAAAGAGTTGTTGGTCTGTTAGACCACTATCATAAAGATCATATACAACCGTACTATATCCAGCTTCTATAGAAGCTTGTAGATACTTTACAAACTCCCAATACTGCGTATTGGTATTCGAGTTTATAACTAGGTGCACACCATCCTTTATAGAGCGTTTAAAGGCTTGTAGATTGGCTTCGTGATACTCGCCCATTTTCGAGAAGTCTATATTGTAGACTCCGTTCTCATCATAAAAGTAAGAATCCGTTTCATGAATAGCAACGGTTTGACCGTTATCAATAGCTATCTTCTGGAGTCCTTTTGCTGCTGTACTTTTTCCGGCTCCAGATAGACCTCTAAAGAATACCGCTGTTTTGGTTTGAAATAACATGTTATTTATCCTGTTTTGAAATGTTGATATAGGGGATTGTAAGTAAGATTATAGCTATAGCTAAATGGAAAAGGAAGTATTCTAACATCATCTACAGCAAGGTTCGTCGTTGTTGTCGTACATATCTACAACAGCTTGCTCTAGCTCTTGTGGGAGATCACACCAAGACACCGCCTCTTCTAAAGCAGCGGAGAACTCGACTTCTCCGTGTTCTCGGTCTTGTTCTTCCATTATAAGAAGGAGTTGTTCATAAGCACCTTCTATTCGTTCCAGTTGTTCCATAGTAAACATATTTATTGCTCCGGTAGGGCCATTGAGTTAAAAATCATATTGATTGTGTTTTCAGCTTGTATCTTAGATAAGGCATCCGATGCGGGATTATCTAGGATGGCACAAGCTTGTGTTAGTACCGTTAGAATCGCTAGATTCTCGGCAAAGGTAGAAGTTAATGGTAAGGGTTTTGTCTCGGTTTGTGGGGTCATTGTTGCCTCTTTGTTGGTGGTTCATAATCGAGAAGGGTTATATCACGAACATATATATATGTTCCTTCTCTGGTTATATAATATAGCTTGTTATCTATTGTTGTATAGTTTGGATTGTTTTTATACTTACGATTCATTTACACTGTACTCTCTTGCAAAATGCAGCCCAATCGCCTTCGTTCCAGCAAATAGGTGTGCTTCCTCTTTTTTTGGATATACAGTGCCAACCTACGTTTGATGGGTCTTGCTCATAGAACTCTACAGATCCTCTCTCTGGTTGTGGCTTTTGCTGTTCGCATCCCTTCGAAGGTATAAGACAAAGAAGGATGAATATACTTTTTATTCTAAACATTTTGTTCTCCGTGATTGGTGTTTATAATATAACCGATTTTAAACAGTTGTCAATAAAATAATGAAAATAAAATGTAAACGTAGTTTAAATCTCTAGTTCTAGTTGGTCGGCTGTACCAACGAACTCTTGTACAAGCTTATATATGATTTCGTAACCGATTGTATATACATACATATTCACTACACGTTCTGGTTCGCTAAAATCCGTGTGAACTTCTCCGAAGTTATTCATTTCATAAGACTTGATCTCTTCGATACAATCAAAGACATCCTCTCCTAACCACTTTATAGCATTATATCTACCGATAATATAGTAGGAGGTATTGAAAATCTCGTTATGAAGATCACTTATTTCCTTGAGATTGTCGGGATCTTCTTCATAAAGCTCCTTTATTCTATCGTTGGTGAAGTCTGTAATCTCTTTTAGCTTGTCTTGTAAAGCCATGTTGTTCTCCGTTTGTTGTGGTGATATAATCCACTAACCTGTTTCAAAGAGTTGTCAAGAAAAAAAGTATATTTTTTTTAAAAAATATAGCCAAGGGCAAAGGGAAAGTTATGTAAACTAGTTTTGGCACGGTTATTGCAAGGGAAATAAATCTTGTCTTGTCAAGACCTCCTACGGACTTGTACCGCTTTCACCTTTCCCCTATAGGGAATAGCTGTAATCTCTTCTAACCCTTCTATTGGTTCTCCTTTGGAGATAGCATCTAAAAGATTCAATAAATGAAAGAAGGTTACTTCTTCATTTATTATATTTGCCATAAATTCATGTATATCACCGAACCAAACGGGTTCTCTGTTAGACACCCAATTGTTCTGTATAAACCGGATCGCTTCCTTGACCGCATCTATTGTCTTATCATTTTGATTCATTTGTCACCTGTATAAAGTTTGCTTCTAAAAAGAAGTGGCTGCACCTACTGCTCTTTCCCGTCTTGAGGCTTCTGAATCCATACAGCCAGTCGATTGTTCTATTTGAACCGAAGCGTATTATCTCTAACAACACTATGGTATCATTGTCGATAAGTGCGTGGTTTATACCATAACCAGAACATTTAAAGCGCAGCAAAGTACCTATTTTGTACATAAAGTCTCCTATAAAAAAGAAAGGGGGGATAGGGGGTAGTACCCTAGTAGTAGCTACTATCGCCCATAATCTATAGCAGCAACGTTGTTGTATCCTTCAGAATAATATATAGAGAAATCATTATAGCCCAAAGGTATTCGATTGTCATATATAATCGAAAAGAGATCATCTAACTTGAAACATGTTTCAAGTGTAATCATTATATCCGTTGGCTTAGAGCCAAAGCCAACCCCTTGTACATGAGCGCCAGATGGCTGTATATAGCCCTCCAGCATTTCAGCTATGCTGCAAGCTCTTTGTATTGTCATGCTTGTTGTGTTGTGAAGTACTATATCGTAAGTGTATTTAAACATGTTTACCTCTTCGTTGTTTTTGGCTGAAGTTATTGCTATTTTTCAATAGCAATAACACGCTCATTTGTATTGAAATATGGGTTTTGTTTACCGTTCTCGTCGGTCATCCACATTCTTTGGCACATAGACCTTATCGGCTTTGGGGCTTCCATATCCGTTAGGATAATATGACCATCGAAACTCTTAGAGTTTACATATTTGGTTGGTGCATTGAAACATGTACCTCCACAAAGAACACGCTCCCATGTTCTTTTTTCTCCTTTTTTCCAGACATATATTTGACTCTCATCTACTGATGTATCGAACGGGATAACCGTGAACTCGGCCAACTTAGAGAGGGTATTCAACTCTGCGAAAAACGCTGCTAGCATAGTATCAGATACTGATCCGGATTGATCTATAGATATAGCAATCTTAGCTTGTCTTGTTGTCTTCTTTCCGGCATGAATATAGGGAAAGCGCTTATTTATCTTTCGAACAGTAGAACGTTTGTTGGCCCTTTGGGATGTTTTCACAAAATACCTTAGAACCTTGCGCCAACATACTTTTGGTGTTATCATATCCATTATTTGTTTTCGTGTCTCCGAGGATACAGATCCCCAACCTTTTCCAGAGGCTGCTTCTTTAGCTGCTTTTTCAACAGCATCACGCAAGCGTTCTTTTGCCATTGCCTTGACATCCGAATCTACGTCACCCCATCCATCGTGATCGTCAAACTGATAGTCTTCGAGATTGTTGGAGCCTTGACCTTGTCCACCTTCACCGCCTTGACCAGAGTCACCGCCTTGCCCACCATCGCCACTATCCGGATCTTTGGGTTTGAACTGCTCATCATTTTTAAGCATATCATAGTAAGCCTCGGACGAAAGACCCACGGGATACTTTTCAAACGGTGTCCCCTCTTTGGATGGAAAACAGCCACCCTCCGGTAGTTTATCCATAATATGACTATTGATAGCTAGATCAGTCGCTACGTTCCATAGCATACTCATACCTCCTTCTGGAAGTCTTGTAGTTAGGTGTTCGAAAATGATATGATAGAACTCATGCATGAGCACTCCTAGCTTCTCGGTATCCGTTAGTTTAGACATAAACTCCGGATTGTAAACCATTTCAAACTGAGCCGATTGTTTATTGATCCTCACTCCGGCTGTAGGTATGGCGGTCGAAGAATACTTATGTATTCTCCTAGAGAGAGCAGCGAAGAAAGGCTCTTGCTGTAATAGGCGAAAAGTGTGTTTATTTAAATCAAACTTTGGTTTGTCACTCATTGATTGTCTCCGTTTTTTGAGGTGATATAATCCAATAACATGTTTATAAACTTTGTCAAGGAAAAAAACTATTTTATTTTAAATCCAACTCTAGCCTTTTGCTTTGGTGGATTCTCTTGTGGTTTTGGTTGCACCTGTAGTGCTTCAAGTAACCCCATAGGTAGTCCCATAGGAGTTTGCGGTTGCTCCAAAGCTACAAGCTTTAAAAGCTTCTCGACTAGCTCATCAGATATATTTATTTTTATAGTAATGTTGTTTTGTTTCATTTCTAGCATCCTACCAGTTTTATAAGCTCTTTGTATTCTTTTGGGTTTTTTTCACGTAGATTTTTTAAAGCTCTATCCCATGATTCGATACATGGCATAAGAAAGACCGGAAATCTCGAAAGCTTCTTTACAAGTATCCTAGCATCTTTCACGTAGAGTGTGTGGCATATTTTATATCCAGTTGCTATATGAGAGATTCGCCATAATGTTGCTCCTTGCTCTCTATGTACCATAAACGGAAAGCAATACCCCACTGATCCGTTTTGCTCTTTAATCCCCTCCGATGTTCCTATTTTATAAGTTGTCTTGCGTATTTTCATCTATCTTTCTCCTACAAGCTCTTTTAGAAGCTTCTTTTTTTTTATCTTTATGCGCTCCAGCCCCTGTTCTAGTGTGGGCTTTTTGTGCGATCCAGTTACGTTCTTTGGGTTTTTGTAAAACCCTTTTTTTTCTATTTCGTTTTTTCCTTTTAAAAGTCACTTTTATTCTCCAATAAGAGGGGGGGGTATACCCCCCATGAAGCGTGGAAGCATCCGTTACTTAGCGTTCAAGATACCTACAACAAAGTCTTGTATAAGAACGCCATCTACGGTTGTTGCCCATAGCTTCGCTATGTTGTAGGTTGATTCATCAGTTTGAGCTAAAGCTTGCCAGAGAACCATCACAATCTCGGATGGTAGAGATACAAAGTATCTAGCTAGATTTTCTATTTGAACATCAGTTAGACGTGACTTGAATATATCTTTGGCATTCATCTTCTCGACCATTGCAGTGTGATCATTGATAACCCAATCCTTTGTTAGTTCGAACCTACCTTCATCTAATAACATTTCAACAGTTACTTGTCTATCATATTTTGACAAGAAGTCATTGAAAGCAACCGCTGCTTCGAATCCAACGAATCCAGTAGTTATATTGTAGGTTACAGAGCCATGTTCTATAGTGCTAGATACGTGCTTCAAGGTATCCGATAGTCGTTGCCAGCTTCTTCGAGAAGGATAAACCTTGTTAGGCTCGAACTCATCATTGTGCTCTAAGTGTTTATGATTTTGATTGATAAAGTCCCATATCTCCACTGAAACATTGCCTTTGGCCCAAGCCAACCAATCCTCTATAGTTGGCTCTACATCATAAACGGTATAGCGGTCAAGCTCTGCGGGGTCCATTTCACCAACTTGATACTGAGCACCATGTTGTCCGCCATTTACAGCAGCAAAGATAAGAGTATCTTTGTGAAGAGTGTGACCTGCAATCTTTCGAGAATCACAAAGCTCAAAGATACCTTGTCGAACTTCCATTGTAGCACGATCCACTTCATCTAAGAATAAAGCTACTGGCTTTTTGCAAGCCTCGCTGAGCCAATCTGGTGCACAGAAGGTAGTAACACCCTTTACAATCTTTGGAAGGCCGAGTAAGTCACCTTCAGTCATTTGAGAGGCACGACGCTCTACGACTGGAAGACCTTGCTGTTTAGCAAGTTGATATACAAGGGTAGATTTTCCTATACCATGACGACCCCTTAAAAGGATGGGAAATCGGGCTTTGATTAAAGTAGGAACAATAAGGTTGAATGTTTTGAAATCTATAGTAGCCATTTTGGGCGCTCCGGTTGTTGTGTTTTTTATGTTTTGTCTGAAAAGACGTTTATAATATAACTAGTTTTGAAAGGTTGTCAAGTTTTTTTTTAAAGTTTTTTTTGAGACTATAGTCTCAAGGTACAAAGAAGTATTATCTTGGTCCCCAAGCGTGCCAATTCTCTAATACCTCGTTTAGAGTTAGGCCACGTCCGCCTCCTACTTCGCAATAGTCTATTATATTTCCACTTGAATCTGATGGAAAGACCAGTGTTTCACTATAGTTATCCGAGACAACATAATACTTGCCTTTAAATGACACCAAGGCTCGGTGTGTGTTTTTTTGAATAATCCTCATTTTTGTTCTCCGTTGGTTTGAGGTTGTGTTGATAATGTAATCTGTTTTGAAAGTTTGTCAATAAAAAAAATGAAAAAAGTCAATAATCTACTTCCAAGCTTTAATATGAGCAATGAGATCGGGTTGGTTATAAGAACTTTGTAAGCCGTGTCTTAGCTGTTCAAGTGATCTCTTCTTTACAAGGGTTTTGAATGACTCTTTATATCCCGTGATCCACTCTTCGCTCAAAGGAGTTTTAGAAGGGGCGACGACTTTGCGTAAAGAGTAACGGTTGCCCCATGTTCTAGGAGTTGCTCCTTCATCTAAACAGTTGAAGCCGGTAAACCCATGGTTTATAGTGATCGTTTGCCCATCAGAAAGCATAACAGCTATCATTATCGGACTATAAGCGTCGTCGTGTCTCTTTTTAAGAGCAGTGAAAACATTTATTTTATTCCAGTTGATCGAGGTTATGATACCATTGTGAAGTTTAACATTGCCTTTGGTATGCCATCTATCTTCTTCGTTTACAATGACCGCTGCTCCTACAGAAACACCATGTAAACCCACAAGCTCCTTGTATGCTGCTTTGCGCCACTTTATGTTAGCCTCATGACAATCCTTGAGAAACATATCCATTTTGGTGCAATTCCTACGGGTATGATCCTTAGAGCCACAAAACCCACAAGTTCTTTGAGCCCTCTTCGGCTTCCCTAGGGGGCTAGTAGCAGCCTTTTCTCTTTTTATAATCTCGTTATAGGTTTTTTGACAGTGTTCATACCAAGAACCCCAATCTCTAGGGTATCTATACCATCCCGTTGGTGTTATATTGCCTTGACCATCATTAGGGATTTGGTACTTTGCAAAGAAAGCCCAATCTTCTTTGACTTTTGGGCAATCATATTGATTGTGCCCTTTTTTTCTACAATAACCACAATGGGCCTCGGACTTGTGGCTAGCTCCTTCTTCATGAATCCTCATTTTCGTTCTCCGTTGGTTTGAGGTTGTGTTGATAATGTAATCTGTTTTGAAAGTTTGTCAAACATTTTTTTATTTTTATTTCGATTTTGTAGGTTTAAGCTTCTTTATCTCATATTCTTTAGCCGAGAAGCTTTTCATTTTTCCATCTGGAGTGAACCATTTTGTATGTATAGGGAACTTATCATACATACAATAATGCGTTATAACGCCAAATCCCGTCCTAGAGAAGCGTGGGTTGTGCTGGTTTTTCCTACCGGCAGCCGATAGCTCTACTAAATCTCCGATTTTATATTTCATTTATTGCCTCCAGTTTGGTTATACTATCCACTAACATGTTCTCAAAGTTTGTCAAGTATTTTTTTTATTTTGTTTCTATTATCTGTAGGTTGATTGGCCTATAGGCCATAAAATAACCATGAGGGTAATCTTTATCGGATATGAACATAACTGATATATTCATACCTTTGTGATCATGCGTTACGCTTCTGATTATTCCTATTCCCCTATCAGCATCCAGTGCTGTTACTAAATCACCTATCTTCATTTATCACCTCTAATCCCTCGGCCCAATAGCTAGTTTTATATCCATCGGCCCAATATACAAGGTATCTTCTTTTGCCTATATGGGCCAATATGATACCTACGTCTTCTTCATATATACACGTCACTAAATCACCTACCTTCATGTATCACTTCCAATTGTGTGGATGGGTACATGAACGCTCCAATATCACCTAGAAGCCATGCGACGTATACACCCTTTCCATAGAAGTAAACTCCAGTTCCCAACACCACCCCTAGGGAGTAGGTAGTAGGGCAAATTTTCATACCATCCGGATGCTTTACTAAATCACCTACTTTCATCTAACAATCTCACTGCGTGTTTGTGCACCGCCAAACGATTTCCTTCTGGTAGTCTCAAGGAGATCCACCAACATGTTGATTGAACCTCCGTATCTATTATGCAAACGAGGCCCCTGAACATGACTAAATCACCTTTTTTCATAGTGATTGCCCCCCAAAGCTCGGATATACCAACACTCATAATAACCTTGACCGTGGTTTGGGTTGGCCGGATTGAACCATATTACGTAATACATATTGTAATGAGAAGCCACTCTGCTTATGTATCCAATCGTACATAGATTTTCCTCGGAGTCTATAGAGTATCCTACGTAATCACCTACTTTCATGTTACCCCCTACCAGTACCTTTTTTGTGAAAAGGAATGGTCTTGTCGTGTATTTTATTACCTAGATCCTCATATCCCAAAAGAAATAGAATCTCCGATAATGGATGAGCAATTATGTTGTGTAGCGTCCATGAGAATCTACCGAGTTTAGCCAAACGTTTATTCATGTTTTATCTCCTATTGTTGTCTATAACTTAAAACTATCATTTTATAGTGGTATGTATTTTTTCTATTGTACCGCTACTGCAATACATACTGGTATCTTCGTTTGACCATTTCACTAGATAATACCAGCGTGCTCCTTTTTTGATTGGCCTTCTTATACCTAAAACGATCCCTATAGGGGGGTTTTGGCCCCTATGTTTAAATCTAACTAAATCACCGACATTCATAATAATTACCTCCCAAAGATCGGATGTACCAAGGTTCATAATAACCTTCTTCCCACTCTTTATCTACTGGATTGAACCAGATTACATAGCAACAACCATTCTCATAGTTTATGTTCTTTACATATCCAATTGTACCTAAGTTTTCGCCACTCTTTATAGAGTAGCTTACATAATCGCCAACTTCCATATTGCCTCCAGTTTGGTTATATTATCCACTAACATGTTTCAAAAGTTTGTCAAGAAAAAAAATCATATTTTCTGATTGTCTTGCTATGAAGTATAATATGATCGAATTCACCATAATCATCAGTGTATACCCAATAGTATGTATCTTTGTTCATTTTAATGACTTTGGTTATTATACCTATGTTTCCCGTTACTATTCTCTCAACCAGATCACCTACGTTCACCTAACACCTCTATAAAGCCTATGGTTTCCCAAGTTGATACTCGACTATTAAACCAGAAAACAAGGTATATTGAGAAACCATTCTGGACTCGGCACTTTGTGATTGTTCCGTGTAGCTTATATTCAGCCTTGTGTCTCACTAAATCACCTACTTTCAATTACCACCTCCAAATCTTTACAAAGTTCCCAAGACCAATCGTTATCGTCAAACCAATGAACCAAACAATCCTCTATATACAAGTCATCCAGACCCTCCAGAATCACGCCTAGAGATTGGGTCGAGTGTAATGATCTGACTAAATCACCTACTTGCATGATAACCTCAATACATGATAATCTGGGAGTATTTCTTTTCTACCGTTGCTCCATAAAATTATTACATGGTTCCAATCATAAAGCTTTGAATAACCAACGTTCACAACAATACCTATTTTTTTATCCTTGTGGTATGGTTTCACCGATTGCACTACATCACCTACTTTCATCTATAATTCTCCTTACCCAATGATTGTCCTCATCTTTAGCATACTCCGCAACATAATCGTTTTTAAACGTAAGCATCCGTTCGTTTTTCATAACCACGTTCTGTAACTTGTAGCCCGCTATGAGGAATTGTTCCCCCACCAGTACAGAGGGGTCTAAGGAGAGTATCACCTTGCAACACGCAAAAGGCATTGACTTCATCTTTGGCTTCTTTTTGCCAGTCTCCTTGTCT